TCCATCGTAGCCGAACTCACCAAAACATTCAATGGCTACTTCAATAATTGTTTCTTTTGTAGTTTTTTTATTAATCATTACATCTCCTTTTACTTACCGGTCGGTAAAATAATATCATTTTTTCAATATTACAAGGATTATTTGACTTACCGGTAAATAAAAAAGTTGTCATAAAAAAATGCAAATATAACACTCTGTGGAAATCACAAGGGAAAGTACCTGATTAGTGAAATATCTTCCATGTTATACTTTTAAATTGCCAAACAGAGTTATAAAACAGAATTTCTGTTATAATCTTTTTCCTTTTATCATTATGGTGAAATAATATAATTGCATTATCTGCTAATGTTAATACTGGTGGTTCTGGTGCTGCATTTTTTAAAGAATGCTTTATAAAATATACATATGATGATGTAAATGAATTCCCTACCAACTTACAGTGGGATGGAATACAATATTTATTACCTACTGTCTGGCAAGACTATAACCAAAATGCTTTTGTTCCAAACATTGAAGTAATTGATGATAGTACAATAGGTATAATAGTAAGAAAGCGTATTGACACACCAACTTATTTTGAAAGTAAATTCTTAGTTTGTACATTCCCTTCAACTGGTACAGAACTAATAGTTGAAGAGAAGTTTACACTTCAAAACAATAATGGAGCTGGAGATTTAGTAGTGACATATAAAACTGGTGGTACAATACCTAACAAAGTATTAGTGTTAGGAGGAGTAGATGTATTTGTAAATGATAGTGGTTATTTCGATAGCACACTTGCAGTTCAACAATACGACTATACAACAGGAGCTTTAGAGGTAACTACAAGAAGCACAGACTTTGGAGATACCATAACTGCTGGTGCATACTTAGCTATAGTGGGTGGAGAACTTTATGCAGGAGCTAATCTCGCATGTAAGATATCTTTTACTGCTCCATATGGATGGACTCTGCTAGATACTGATGATAGATCATGTCCTGCTGGAGGAGCTGGCACATTACCTGGATGTAGAATAAATGATGGATTTATTCCAGATCCTAATGTAACAACAACAACTACTACTACAGATCCTAACACTACAACAACTACTACCACTATTACGCCTGGTGTAAGAACAATATTTACTAAATTTAATTCCTTAAATACACAAGTATAACTATGAAAGGAGCACTAACACAAGAAATAAAAGATAAAATAATATTATTATCTACTCAGCTTCCTAATGTAACTAGTGTTGCGTGGGGGAGAAAAATAATTGATGGAGTATGGAATGGTGATTTTGCTATAGTAGTAGCTGTAAAAGAAAAGAAAGATCTTTCTAAGGTGCCATTAAGTGAACACATACCAACACGTATAATAGTAGATGGAGAAAGTATAAAAACAGATGTAATACAAATAGAAAGCCATCATGCTCTAAGCTGTTCATCAACTTGTGGACAAATAAATAATACTCAATTAGCTAATCGACAATATCAACAAAATATAAAAGGAGGTATTTCTATGTCTAGTAGAAATAACGGTATAGTGTAGGAACATTAGGAGGAGTAGTTAGACATACAATAACAGGGTGTGTTGTTGGTTTAACAAATAATCACGTTACTATCCAAGATGCATTCTTTACATCTGATAGAAACCCTGCTGGATCTCTTGTAAATGAATACAGTCCAACAGACTATGTATATCAACAAGGAGAAGGTGGAAGTGCAAATAGACCTATAAGTTATAATTTTGGTACAAGTTTACAGTATGTCCCTCTTCATCAAAAGTCTACTGGTTTGTTTAATCAGGTAGACGCAGCTATAATGTCTATTGATGACTCTAGATATGCTGCACATGATGCTTTTGAACAAGTAGGATTAGAATCTATAGTAGGTATTAATCCACCACCTTTTGCTAGTACAAATGAAATAGATAATTTATTAGTTACAAATCCTCGTGTATATAGTGCTGGAAGAACTACTGGACCTAAAGGAATTATGCCTGATTGTCCTATGATAATTCAATCAGTAAGTGCTACTATTGAAACCATAGCTTACCCTAGTTCACAAGGAGATAGTGTAGCTTGTAAATTTACTGATGCTATTCTATTTATTAAACCTCCACAGGAAGATCCTAATAATCCAAATCCAGCAACTCTTTGTTGTAATCCAATATTTAGTGGTGACTCAGGTTCTTTTCTACTAGCAGATATAAATGGAACTATTAAAATAATAGGACTATGTTATGCTGGAGGAGGTAAAGTTAATGATAGTTGTTTCTTATATGGGTATGCATGTAGAATAGATAAGGTTGCAGAACAAATGGGAATACAACAATGGGACCCTCAAGCTATATTAGTAGATCCAACTAGTATTGAATTTATAACTGTAGCTGGACAAAGTAATCAGAAAACATTAACTTGTAATAATGATGAATACTGGCAAGTAGGATTTACAGATACATTAGAAAATAATTGTCCATAAAACAAACAAATAAAATAATAAAATTATGTCAACACAAAATTGCTCAAATTGTTACAACGGCTGTACTGAAATTATTTCAGACAAGTGCGTTAAATATACAGGAGTAGATGTTCCTATCTTAGGAATAAAAACTGGAGACTCTCTATCTTTTGTAGAGCAAGCTCTTATCACCTTTTTAGGTTCTACTCTAAATGGTACAGGAATATATCCTGTAATCCCTGCATCCGATATATGTCCTGTAGTAGATGCTAATCTAGATACTTGTAATCCTTTATCTTTAAATAATTATCTTGTAGGTATTATTAAAACTATCTGTGATTTAAATACACAGATACTAGCAATACAGACTACTAATCCTAGTGTTACATATTCAGTAGGTTGTGTTACAGGAGTAACAGATGTTACTAGTACTACAAATGTACTACAACAAACCATAGTAAAGTTATGTGCAGTTGAGCAGTCACTAAATACTTTTATTACCGATGTTACTACTAACTATGTAAAAATTGTTGACATAAATACATACATAGCAAACTATCTTAATACTAATCCACTACAACAATTAATTAGTAATAGAATGGTTCCATTTTCTGCTCAACCTTACTTTGGAACACTAACACCATTTGATGCTTCAGGAGCTGGGATTGGAGTATGGGATAGAATATTCTTATGTAATGGTGCTAATGGAACACCAGATCTTAGAGGTAGAGTTCCAGTAGGAGCTACTGATATGCCAGGTGCTTCTATGGATAATGCTGTTAATCCAAGTGTTTCTGGTAACCCTACATATAACTTAAACAGTACAGTAGGAACAAATCAAGTTGTATTAACTACAGCAGAAATTCCTTCACACATACATACAGGAACAGTAAGTGAACCCTCTCCGTCAACTCACAAACATCAAATGCTAGTTAAACCAGGGGTCATGGGACAAGGAGGAAATACTATCTATCCAGACTATTCTAATCCTGGAGGAGCAGGAGAAGGAAGTAGAAGAACAATGGATAGTGGTGTTTCAGGTAGTGGTAGTTATGAGTCAGCATTTACAGAAGGTGAAGGAAATCATTCACACACTATTACTATTAATCCAACTGGTGGAGGTTTAGGTCACAATAACTTTCAACCAGGAATAGGATCATATTATATAATTTACATACCTTAATACTAAAAACTATGGCATACTTAGCTACAAATCCTTGTTGCACCGATATAACCTTAAACACTACTTGTGGATGTTCAAGCACTACAACTGCTGGTTGTACCTGTAAGACTACACAACATTATTCAAAGTCTATTATATATAATGGACCTATACTGCCTTGTTCTAGTGTTCAACCGTGTGATGACTTAAATGTTGCTTTATCTAAAATTGATGAACTTCTTTGTGCATTGAAGACTCAACAGGTAACAAATACAACTAGTATTGCTACTCTTAAAGAACAAGTAATACTAATAAATCAAACATTAAATACCTGTTGTGGATAATAATGGAAGCATTTATAAAACTAACTACTGCAGGAAATAATACCGGACCTTTTAATCTGTTCTCAGATGTAGATGGTTTCACTTCTGCTTTTGAAACTGGAATAACTAAAACTCAATTACTAGCTGGTTATACAACATCAGCTGTTACTGATTTTACTACTATAATTAAAGTAGCATCAGATTCATTATGTGATAATAGTTTTGATATTACACTACAGCAAACAACTACTACCACAACAACAATAGTATAATTATGGCCTTAATAGAGATAACATTAACAATAGACGGACAAGCAGGACCATTTGATTTATTTTCAAATGTAGACAGTTTTGCATCACCTTTTGATACACAAGTACCTGCTGCAAGTTTAACTTCTGGTTATGTAGTGGTGGCTCCTGCAGGAACCTCTACTGTTAAAGTTTGCTCTACTGGTGTTTGTACTAATTGTGTAGACATCCTTACTAACTGTCCTACTACAACTACAACAACTAGTTCTAGTACATCAACTACTACAAGTACTTCAACCTCAACATCAACTACTACTACAGAAGTTCCACCAAACCAATTTAATTGGGAGCTTATAACAAATACACCAGGATCATTAACTGCAGCATTCCCACAAAAATCTATTTTATCAATTACTGTTAATACAATTCAAGTGGTAAATGTGGCTATTACAGGAGGTGCATCCTCAGCAAGTGGAGTATTAGATATACTACCTGGAGATGTTGTGGCTGCTACTGTCTTTACTCAAAGAGAAGGTACGTATAACTTTGTTCATACAATAGTAAAAGACGGTGTATTCTATCAAGCACAAGATACATGTAGTCTTTGTAGTGATGATTATACTACTGCTCTGTCTCCAAACTTTGTAGGAGCAGGAGTGGACGTAGATTTCTCTTTTGTAGCTGATACTTATAAACAAGAATCAACAACAACAACTACTACTACTGTAGCACCTACAACAACAACTACAACAAGTAGCTCTTCTTCAACAACAACAACTACCACTACTTGTGATTGTTCATTAAATGGTGCAACTGCAGTAGTTACATCAGGAACAACTACTACAAAAGTACCTATTACAACAACCACAACAACAACTCTTGTTTCGTTAATTAATGGTATAAGATCTGAACTATTTGATACTAACACAAGTTTAGATGTCTGTGATTATGCATTGAACACATTTGTTTGGAAAAGTGGAACTACTGTAGCATTAGTAGGAGACATTCTGTATACTGCTCAAAATGGATCTAGTGTATTTGATGGAGGTAGTTACTTCTGGCATTATCAATCATCTGGACAAGGTATAAGTTATATTGTAGAGGTGGCTGCAAATGGAACTATTCAATCAGTAACAACATGCTTTGCTTAAAATAATTATCTATGGCACAACTTATTAAAATACAATTAACTTCTGCAGGAGCCTGTGCTGGCCCTGTAGATTTATATTCAAATGCAGATTTATATGCAACTCCATTTGCTACTAATGTATCTATTACTATATTAACTAGTTTATTAGGATTTAATACGTCTGCTGCTCCAGCTGGTACTACTATTGTAAGAATACAAAATAGTGCAAGTAATCTTCTATGTGATGAGAACTTTGTAGATGTAACAATAACAACATAACCAAATGGCAGTAAATAGTTTAACAGTATTAATACAAGCTAGTAATATAGGAAGTGATGCTGGACCCTTTGACCTATTTTCTCAAGTTAACGGATATACAGAAGCTTTTGAAACTGGAATAACTTCGGTACAACTTCTTATAGGTTTTGTATCTTATAATGTTCCTAATGGAACTACATCAGTAAGAGTAGTATCAGTTAATCCTACTTGTGATAATTATGAAGATATAGTTATTAGTATTCCACCTGTCTGTACAAATAAAACAATAGTTTTTCAACTATGTAATACTAGTGCTACTGTGCAAGATAACTTTGATATATCTTTAAACGGTGTAAAAATAGGAGAGGTAAGTTTAAACCAAAGTGCACAAGTGGGATCAGTAATGGTTGGAAGTAATGTTGCTCAAGTTATAACACAACCAGACTTTGCTTGTCCTTTAAATAATATGCAGTTGTTCTTTTTTGATCCTGATCTTATATCTTACAGAAACACTGTAACAATGACAAACACTCAGAACAATGGAAATGGTAATGTAGGAAAACTTGAAATAAGAAACTACGATGTAGTGTCAGGCAACTCATTAGAAACACCTTGTGCAGTTGAAGACTTCAATTTTAGTGGAAGCTCTGGAGATAGCTTTAATTTTACATGGATACACAGTAAATGTTGTAATGATTTGAACCCATAAAAAGTTCTCTTTTGTTGGTTTTAGAGAACTTCTCCTAGGGGCTAAATAGCCCTTGGGAGTTTTTATTTATAATCAAACTAATTATAAAGAATAACCCCCATGATTAAATATTTTATGTTTAGTCAAATAATTTATCTATCTTAGCAACATTTACTAATTAAATACAGGACACATGGCTGAAAATCAAGGTCTTCTTAATGAGTTAAAATCATTACTTAGACAAAAAAGAAGCAAACAGTGGTACTCAGAACAATTGAAAATAACACTGTCTGAAGTAAATGAATTATTAAAAGAACTTAGGGGGAAAGATGTAGATGAAGGAGCAGAGTTTTTAAATGAACCAAACTCATTACAAGCAGTACAAGCATTACGGAAAGTAAGTAATGATAAAGGGACAATAGAAAGTACAATAACTCTAGACTATGAACCCAAGAACGATATAGAGTTAGCACAATTACACAAGATAGATCTAGAAAAGTATATAATTACTAATTACTGGTCTAAAGTACTTCCAACTGGAAAGTTTACATCTTCAATCTTTTCTAAAAGAAAAGGTCCACAAGATTACACAGCTGATGATTTCAGCAAGTTCTTAGAGAACTATAAATCAAACTACATTCCTATTTCTTCTCCTAAACTAGATAATGATAAATCTCTTGTAGATATTGAATTGTCTTTATCTGATTACCATTTAGGTAAAAGATATGTTGATGGAGATAATGATCCAGAAGTTAGAGCTACAAGATTTGTACACATAGCAGAAGCATTAACACATAAAGTTAGATCTGTTTATGATATAAATAAAGTAGTGTTTCCTATATCTAATGATTTTTTTCATACTGATAATTATCAAAACACTACAACTAATGGTACTCCACAGGATATAATCTTAGACTATGCTTCAGAGTATGAGATGGGATTTAATATTTTGGTAGATACTATTAAAATGCTTAAGACTAACTCTAAGCATGTTGAGGTTATTTTAGTACAAGGTAACCACGATAGAACTAAATCATATTATTTAGCTCATGCATTAGATATATTCTTTGCAAGTGATAAAGATATATCATTTATTAGAGAGGAAGGTTTAGTTAAAGCCACTGTAGTTGGTAGTACTTTTATTGGTTTCCATCATGGTAACTGTAAAATTGATGCTTTGCCTTTATTGTTTGCAACACATCCAGTTTATAGTAAGTGGTTTGGAGATGCTAAATATAGAGAAGTTCATACAGGTGATAAACATCACTATATGGCAAAAGAAATAAAGGGAGTAAGAATACAACAAATGCCTAGTTTATCTGGAACAGATAGATGGCATAAAGATAATAATTTTGTACATAGTGTACGAGCTGCATTAGCCTTAGTGTATGACAGTAAGGTAGGAAAGGTGGCTGAATTTGAAGAAAGAATATAGATATGGCAACAAAATATGGAAAGCCTACACCAGGTAAAAATGTAAAAGCTCCTAAGATTCGTCCTTATAATATGAAACGTAATTATATGAGAGAGGCTGATCAAATGGGAGGGATATTAGGATTTGGTAATTATAAAAATAGTAAGTAACAATGTCAACACTAAGAAAATTAGTTTCAGATGTGCGATCAATGCACAAAATCTTATCAACGGATGCACTTATAACAGATCGAGCAATCGCTTCTGAGGTTAAGAATACTGCTCAATTGTTAATTAAAAGAGAAACTAATTTAAGAAAGCTATGGGCAAGTGATACATTGTTTACTACCATACCTTGTTTAGAGATGAAAGAAGTACCTATCTCTGAATGTTGTGAATATGCAGATGAATGTACAGTATCACGAACTGTATTTAAGTTACCTAGGATCTCCGAAGGTAATTATCAGTATGTAATTCAAGGTGTGTATTCGGTAGATGCTATGGGTGGAAGAGGTACTAAATTAAAAGAGATAACAATTAATAGATATCTTAATCTATTAAAATTACCTGTAATAAAAAATGATTATTACTTCTGGATATCTAATGGATATTTATATGTAAATAATCCTTTACTAAAAGCAATAAGATTAACAGCATTTTTTGAAGAAGATGTACCTAATGAAATCATGTATCCAGAATGTGGATGTGGAAGTCCTGAATATACAGATGAGGAGTACTGTAAAAATCCTTTAGATAAGGAATATGCATTACCTGGTTATCTAGAACAACAGGCCTTGTCTTTAACTTCTCAAAAGTTAATGTCAACATACTTCCAAGTTAAAGATGATATGAGTAATGAAGGTATAGATGGACAAGCTCCAAATGCTCAACCTACAAACTAGAACTATATATGTCAAGAGTAGCAGTTGACTGGAGAAGTGCAAGTAAAAATAATTATGAAGACTTCTGTAAGAAGAACCCTCTAATATCTCTAACATTTGATGAATGGAGAAATATTCTCTATGCTTTTAATGAATCATTTAAATACTATATTTTAGAGACAGGAGAGAAGGAAAAGTTACCTACTGGTTTTGGAGAGTTTTCTATTAATAAAAAGAAAAGAAGAAGAACTAAAGGGATTGACGGTAAGGAATTTGTAAACCTTCCCATTGATTGGCAAAAGACTAGAGAGAAAGGAAAGGTTATATATAACTTTAACTATCATACAGAAGGATACTTTTTTGGTTGGATGTGGTTTAAACAAAGTGCTAGATTTAGAAATTCTGATCTATGGTACTTTAAACCTTCTAGAAGAACTTCAAGAGATCTTTCTCACTACTTAAAGGCAGACAATAAATACCAACATACATATCATGAATGGAAAAAATAACTTATGTCATACTATTATAAATACGATTTTGTATCCCCAGAGCCATTATATGCAACAGTAAAAGAAGAACTTAAGAGTTATTTTGATACTGGAGCTGTTGATGATTTATTATTTCCTACTTACCTAGACAAATGTCTTAGGAAGATGGGCAGGACTACATATCAAATTACTACTGAAATCTTATTTGTACAAGACTTTCAAGCAAGACTTCCTGATAACTTTTATGCAGTGAGAGAAGCTTGGATGTGTGCAGTAGTGCAAGGAAATCCTTACCCTGCAGCATCTTCTTTGTATACTCAAGCAGTCAATGCTACTACTATTCAGGTAGCTCCTCTAACAATAGGAGGAACTCCTTGTGATAATCCTTCATGTCAACATCCTAGTTGTGATGGTACATGTATGCCTACAGTTGTACAGGCTGTATATAAAACAAATAGTGAAATTCCTAGATCTTGGAGACGTTCATATTTACTAAAACCTGGAAACATATCTGCACGTAAAAGTTGTAATCTTTCATACACTAACTCTTGGTCAGAATATAATCAATTAAGTTTAGCAGGTCGTGAGTTTACACCTGGTGCTTCTTCTTTTGATTCTTTTGATATTAGAGATAATAACTTTGTAACAAATTTTAGATCAGGAACAGTACACTTAGTCTTTTACGCAACAGATTATGATAAAATAGGTAATCAATTAGTACCTGATAACTTTCGTGTTAAAGAATACATTGAAGCGTTTATTAAATTCAAAGTTTTTGAAACTCTTACGAATCAAACAGTAGATGAAACATTTAATCAACTACAGACTAAACTTGTTTATCATAAGCAGTTAATGGATGAAGCATGGATAATGGCAGAAACAGAACTTAAAAAAACAAACAGCTTATCAAAAGCAAAGAAAAATTATTACTGACTTAAATCGTTTTAACCAATATGAACTTCCAAATGCAAAT